ACACTTTGGTACCTCCAAGTCCTAAAACTAAAATAAAGATGATAAAAGATAAAACATACAGACCAATGCCTATTTTCCTAAACAATAAGAAGATAGATATAAAGCAAGTTACTACAATAGAGAAATCTGACATTACTACTGAATGGATTAGAAATATTAGTTTACTAATTACTATGGATGATGGAGAAATTTATCAATATAATGAGGTATTTGATATACAGCAAACAAGTAAGGAAGAAATGGACCACATTATAAAGAAGTACAATGAAATTTATGCATTGATAGAACCTTATGCAAGGGATAAAGAAACAATATTATTTTATAACATATAAAGATATGAAAAAGAAAATAAATGACTTACTATTAAAAATGCAATCATCAAGAAAAGACTTATCCCTTTCCGTCTTATTTAAGAGGAAATAACCCTAAAATAACCCTCAAATAAAGTTAATAACTTTTCAACCCGAAAAACATATATATAGAACTATCTAAATACTAACCTTAGTATAAATAACCAAGAACAGAGTTAGCAATTCATCAAAATCATAGTAATTTTACATTGTATACAAGTAAAATAACAAGATGAATAACGGTAAACTTAATCAGGAAATGCAGGATAGAATATGTGACCTAATTATAGAGGATACATATACTGTTAGAGAGATATGTCGTATAGTAGATATCAATGAGGCTACTTACTATGAATGGTTAAAGAAAGACATCAAGTTTAACAAGGTTATTAAGCAAGCCAAAGAGGAGGCACGTGCTCAATTAGCTGCTCTGGCTAAGAATTCACTCCGAAAACTTATTGAAGGGTATGAGGGTGAAGAATCCAAAGAGAAGTTAAAATACAATACAGACACAAAAGAATATTATGTAGTTGAAAAAGAGAAAACAACCAAAGTTTTCAGACCTGACACAACAGCAGTTATATTTGCCCTCACCAATGTAGATTCTGAAAACTTTAAAAATAGGCAACAACAATCAGTTGAAGTTACCAATATAGATGCCTTATCATTTGAGGATATTGAATTGGCAATGGATAAATTAGATAATGACGCATTAAAGGAATTGATTCATACAGCCTCTAAAATTAAAAAGCTATCCAATAAGTAATGGCTAAACTTTGCAAAGAAATATTACAAAATAGTACTTATAGGAAAGTGAGAAATCAGTTTACCATGAAACGAACTAAAGCTCCAAAGAAAAAGAAGATTTCTGAAAGTGATTTAGTTGTAGCTTTATTACAAAATCCAGGAGTAATCCAAAGGGAATTAAACAATAGGAGCTTTTATGAGTTCTTTCTTTATTTCTGGGATGTGATAAGCAGTGAAAAATTAGTTGCTAATTGGCATATAGAGTATTTATGTAATGAGTTACAAGAAGCAGCAGAAAGAGTTGGAAGAGGAGAACCAAGGATATCTGATATAATCATTAACATACCTCCAGGAACTACAAAAACAAGTATTATATCAATTATGTTTCCTGTTTGGTGTTGGAGCAAATGGTATTGGATGCGATTCATTACAGCTTCTTATGGGGATGATCCAAGTTTGGAAAGTGCAGAAACAGCAAGGGATTTAATTTATTCAAGTAAATTTAAAGCCCTATATCCAGAATTAAGGATTAAGCCTGACAAAGCCGTTAAATCTAATTATAGAATAGAGAAAGTTACTCTTATTGATGGAAAAGAAAAAGTATTAAGAGGAGGAAATAGATTAAGTACTTCTGTAGGTGCAAAAGCTACAGGATTTCATGGGCATATCAATATAATAGATGATGCTAACAATCCACAAGAAACTTTATCTAAGAAGTTATTGGAAAAAACAAATTATTGGTTTGACCACACCCTATCTAATCGTAAGGTAGATAAAGCAGTAACTTTAACTATAATCTTAATGCAAAGATTACATCAAAATGATTTAGTAGGTCATATTTTAGCCAAAAAGAAAAAGAATATATATCATATATGTTTGCCTGGTGATTTGAAAACAGGGAAAGCTCAATTAAAACCAAAAGAATTAGAGTATTATTACAAAAATGATTTATTAGATCCAATAAGATTAAATAGAGCAGAATTATTTGAAGCTAAGCAGGACCTTGGACAATATGGGTATGCTGGACAGTTTGATCAAAATCCAGTACCTTCAAAAGGGGCTATGTTTAAAGTTGATATGATTGCCGTATTGGATAGAATGCCATTACCACATGAAATAGACAAAGAAGCAAGAGGATGGGATAAAGCAGGTACAAAAGATGCTGGATGCTTTACAGCTGGTTTTAGGATGTTGAAATTTAAAGCAGGAGAACATGCTGGGAAATATCTTATCGTTGATTGTAGGCGAGGCCAATGGGCTTCAGAGGAAAGAGAAACTATAATGCTTAACACAACTCGAGCAGATGGAAAGAAAGTTAAAGTAATTATAGAACAAGAGCCTGGAAGTGGTGGAAAAGAAAGTGCCAATGCTACAGTAAAGAATTTAGCAGGGTATTCAGTTAAAAAAGAATTACCAAAAGGAGATAAAATATATAGAGCAGATCCATTTAGTGTTCAAGTTAATTATGGAAATGTTTTAATGTTGCTGGGAGATTGGAATACCAAACTAATAGATGAGTTTAGATTCTTTCCATTAGGTAAATATAAAGACCAAGTAGATGCAGGGTCAATGACATTTGCATATTTAACAGGAAAAAGGAAAGCAAAATAATGATAAGAACTAAAGCACCAAGCAAAAAGATACAAGTTAATGATGAGATAATAAATCGCAATAAACTTGCAAGAACTTTGAGTTATAGTTATGGAGGGGATAGAAATCTTTACACTTCATTAGGATATCCAACTGATATAACTTATGATGAATATTTTGCAAGATTTATAAGACAAGATATAGCCAATGCCATAATTGAAAGACCAGTTAAATACACTTGGAAAAAAGGTGTTAAGATTCATAGTAATGAGGAAAAGACTGATATACTTGCAAAGGCGTGGAAAGATTTAAAAAAGGATCTTAAATTAGACCTCAGATTTAGAACAGTTGATAAGCTTGCTGCAATAGGGCAGTATGCTGTATTACTTTTAGGATTTGATGATGTAAAAGTGAATGAAGATTTTACTAAACCAATAGAAGGTTCAAAAAGAAATCTATTATATGTTTCAGCATATAGTCAATCAGCAGCAACAATAGAACGATACGAAAAGAATCCTGCAAATAAAAGATTTGGATTACCTTTCATTTATAATATCCAAACAGGAACAGAGAATGGGGGTATGATTTCACTTCAAGTGCATTACAGTAGAGTTATTCATGTAGCTGGAGAAATATTAAGTAGTGATGTCAAAGGTATCCCAACAATGGAAAAGATTTGGAATAGATTGATGGATCTTGAAAAACTTAGTGGAGGTTCAGCTGAAATGTTTTGGCGTGGAGCTCGTCCTGGATATCAAGGTATCGTTAAAGAAGGATATGAATCAGATGATGATCTTGATACAACAATGAATGATAAGATTGAGAAGTATGAAAATGAATTAACAAGGATATTTATAAATGAGGGGATAGAATTAAAAGGTTTAGCTCCTCAGGTATCAGATCCAACTGCTCATGTAGCAGTACAAGTAGATTTAATTAGTACAGCTACAGCAATTCCAAAAAGAATATTACTTGGATCAGAAAGAGGTGAATTAAGTAGTAGCCAAGATGCAAATGCTTGGGCGGATGTAGTAGATGACAGAAGAGAAGAAATTGCAGAACCTCAAATAGTAGAACCATTTGTAGATACTTGTATGAAGTATGGTATATTGCCAAAAATGGAATATGAAACAGAATGGGAAAGTTTGCATCAAACAAGTGATGAGGATAAAGCTAAATTAGGATTAACAAGAGCTCAGGCATTGAAAGCCTATGGTGATAGTATGGGAGCTCAAGAAGTTATGCCTCCAGAAGCATTCTTAAAGTTTATAATGGGGCTGTCAATTGAGCAAATAGATGAAATTCTGATTATGATTGAGAATGATGCATTTGAAATAGAAGAGGAAGAAGATTTAACAATTCCACCAGTAATTCCAGGATTAAAACCAAAAGATAATATAGCAGTAGCAGAGTAATGAGTAATACTTGCCAACATATAGCCACTTATGCAGCTTTAAGGAATGCTGATCCAACAAGGACTTCCACTTTGAGGGCTATGTTTGTCAGGGATGTTAATCGTAGATTTACTAAGCTCAAAAAAGATATATATACATCAATAGTAACTAATGATGCATTTGGTCTTAATATTCAAACCAATGTAGCAGCTGGACCAAATGCATTTGCCTTTAATACAAGTGCTGAAAAAGTAGATGCTTTTATGAAGTGGTTACAAATCCAAATAGATGAGGGAATACTAGAAGTTAAGTATATGAATCAACTTGGAGCAGCTGGACAACAGCCTTGGACTAATATGTACATCCAAGATAGTTATAAAAGAGGAATTACTCGTGCAAGATATGAAACTAAGAAATTAGGAATAAAAGTTCCACCAATTGAAGAAACTGGAGGAATCAGAGCAGCATTTGGAACACCATTTCACATGGACAGAGTTGGTTTATTATATAGCAGGACTTTCCAAGAGCTTAAAGGAATAACAGCAGCTATGGATTCTCAGATTAGTAGGGTATTGAGTCAAGCAATGGCAGATGGGGATGGGCCTTTGACAATAGCAAGAAAATTAAGAGCTGTAATAGATGGAAAAGGAACGGCAGTTTCTAAATTAGCCATTAAAGATAGTTTAGGTAGATTTATACCAGCTCAGAGACGTGCTCAGACAATGGCTAGAACAGAAATGATAAGAGCACATCATCAAGCCACTATACAGGAATATGAGAATTGGGGAATAGAAGGAGTTAATGTCAAAGCGGAATGGTCAACAG